AATCTTACCTAATACTGTTAATAGTTTACCTTTTTTCAAAGTCTTAAAGAAGCCACTAGCAAATTTACCCAAAGGTTTAAGAAGTTTGGGTAAAGTTTTAGCTATAAACTCACCTACAGGTCCTATAAAGTCAGCTATCCAAGCAGCAAATGCTGTAATACCTGCTCCTAAAGCTAATAATAAAGGAAATTTAAGTTTAGGGGCTTTAGCTGCTGCCCCTGCCATTCCAGCTGCTGCAGCAAAAGGTGTTTTCTTTTCTTTAGTATCAGTTTTACCGAATGTATCTTTTTTATTTCTTTTCTCTACTTTAAAAAAAGCTTCAGCAGCAACAGTTGATTCATTTGTAATACGCCTTCTTTCTGCCGAAGTTAAGACGGGATTAACCTTTTTTATAATCTTTTTATCAGCAGCACCTCCTATGGTTTCACCTGATACTGCTTTTCCTAATATGTTAAAGAAATCTGCCACATATATATTTATGCACCGGTAGTAGCATCAAGCAAAGAAGCATCTACTGCTATTGTAGATTCATTTATAGTTAATATTTCTTCTTCGTATTTAGTAAATTGACTTAAGAAAGAAGTAATATTATCATAAAGCTCTAATGGTAGCTGCTCTACAATTTTAACTCTATCTACTACTTTTAGATCGTCAAAATCTATTAACTCATCTTCAACTTGAACTGATTTAACTGACTTAATTAGCTCAAATATATAAATTAATCCCATAGCTTTGGAAAGATCTTCAGATTTTAATTTATCCATCTCTTGAATACTTTTAGTTAGGATTATATTTTCTTCCTCCAAGGTAGGTATTCTTAACTCTACATTAATTGAATTAATCTTTACCTCATTGCTTAACTTAAAAGTAGGTACTTTTTTTATCTTTTCGAGCGATTCGTTTAGTGAGACTACTTCACCTTTTTCATTTTTAATTTTATCTCCTAATGATTCAACTCTCAATGCTAATAAAACAGGTACTCTATCAAACGTATAAAATGTCTTATTAGCAATATTTTCTATGATTAGATCATTTACTGCTTTAGTAAATTGAAGAGCGCCTAGTACTCCATTAACTGATGTAGCTATAATATCTTTTTGTTGCTTAAGGGTGATTTGACTGGCTGTAACTTCCTTTTTAGCAGAAGGTACAAAGACCTTAAACTCTTTTTTTAATTCAGAAAGCTTACTAATAAAATCCTTAGTAGAAGTACTCATGATATTATTTAACTAGTTATTTAATTTTGCAACTTTTCGTTTTGTTCTTGATTTTCACGCTCATACAAA